CCCCTACGGGATTCTTGCGTCTATCCCAAAGGACGGCTCCGTATTGGATTACCCAATATGTACCACCGCCAAAGGGCATTGTATTGGTATGACCGTTCCTTTGGTCAGCCCAGCCAATGCAATATCTATGAGCCACAAAATAGCGTGTACCCTCATTGTTTACGAGGGTGATATTATATGCGCCGTTGACCTTCATCGTTTCATGCAGGTGTAAACGCTTTTCGTTTAATTCGTTTTGGATTTCAGTAGGTAGGTCGGATAATTTCATGGTTGCTGTGTTTTGCGTTGTTAAATAGTGTTTAATATGTCAAGTAATAATGCTCTGTCGGCTTCCCAAATGTTTTTGCCGTTGAGGAGCTTGTATTCAATATACTCCTTGCCCCCGATGAGGTCGATGGCTTTCTCTCTGAGTTCTGATGATGAGTATTTCTCCGATTGCTCGATGAGGAAATAAACGAGGTCTTTATTTGATTCGCTCAGTTCATTGTATTTTTTCTCTAAGTCAATACATTTGTTTGCATGGTGGATAGTGTTCTTTTTCTCTATTTCGAGTTGTGCCTGGTCGAAGCCAATCTGCCATTGGTAGGTTTTTTCCACGCCGTTTGAGCGTTTCCATAATTTGCACCACTCATCCTTATTGAGGTTGCTGCGGTTGTAGTCAGGCTCAATAAACTGGTGATAGCATTCTTCGGTTGGCGTGAAGCCTGTTCTTTCGATAAATTCACTGATTAACATTGTTAAGTCCTCCTTGATTTAATATTCGACATAGATTGTGGTTACTCCGTTTTGTGCCGCATATTCGACCGCCTGCTTTTTGGCATCCGAGTAGCTGCCCCAAAAGAATTTGATTGCCTGACCGATTGAGAAAGCCCATTGACCTCTGCCTCTCGGTGATTTGCGTCCGGCTCTTTCGTAGTGTGAAGTCGAGACCGTGACCTGATTTCTGCTGATTGAGTGTTCTGTTGCCATTTTTTCGTCTCCTATTTTAATATCTGTTAAGTATCATATTGACAACGCAAAAATATAGACTATATTTAATATATGCAACATATTTTTAACTTTTTTTGCAAAAATTTTTCATTTTGTTTGTACATTATTGATAATTACAGCCTTATGAAAAAATATTTTTTAGTGCTTATTAGGTACTTTATTAAAATTTTGTTTATTTTTGCGCCGTATTACTAAAAAATTATCTCCACATGAATAAGAAATTACGTAAGACCTTATCCGAACTTTGCAAGGATATGGGATTAACAGACAAGGCATTGGACGAACTCACAGAGTTGGGTTCGCAAGGTCTTGAGGAAACCGCCTCAGATGAGGATATTAAGAAGGCAGCGGATTTGCTCGTGCCATACGCCAAGCTCATGCAGGGCGAGATTACGAGAAAGACGCGCAGACATCATCAGACCACAAAGAACGACAAAGACGATGTGGATGAGGATGACGATGATGACGATGACCACGGTATCGCCGCAATTGTAGCCAAACAGCTCGCTCCGTTCAAGGAGCAGATGGATAAGCTTCAAAAGGAAAACGATGACCTGAAAGCCGAAAGAGCCAAGGGCGAGCGCACCCAACTTATCGCCACCGAAGCCAAAAAGCTCGGAATCCCTGAGTATCTGTTCAAACGTATCGCCATCGCCGATGATGCCGATGTTAAAACGGAACTCGCCAATTTCAAGCAGGATTTGGTAAACAACAATCTGATGCCTAAGGATGCGGCATTGGAGCCGGGAAAGGTCACTGACCAAATGAAAGCCGATGCGAAGGCATGGGCTGAAAAACTCCCGAACAAGTAAAGCATCCGTATTGTTTACTCAAAAAAGTATCTAAAAATGCCTATCAATTTTCAGAAGACATCATATCCAGGACACACTCCTGAGATATGGCGTGGCGAATGTAAGATGCTGCCGGGCGGTTTTAAACCGAAAAACACCATCACAACAGGCACAGTGCTTCACCGTGGAATGTTGCTGGCGGTTGATTTCTCGGACATGAGCGCAGCTGTCATTAAGGTTGCCAAAGTCCTTAATGGCGGTAGCACAAGCGCAGTTCGTGTCGCCAAAGGTCATCTTTTCGCCATCGGTGATGTGGTGACAAAGGTTGGAGACGGTCAAGCCTCCCCGATCATCACCGCCATTGATGCGTCAAACGCTGACTATGATGTTCTCACTCTCTCGGCTGCCTACACAGGTTTAGCCGCTAATGATGTTATCGTAGAGGCTACCGAGTATGAGGCTGCCGTTGAAGCTGTGAATGCTGTCGATGCAGTCGAAGCCGGTTACTACGATGCCACATCAGAGACAGAGGGAGCATTGAAAGTCGTTGCCTCAGACGCTGGCGAGGGTGAGATTGCTCTCGCAGACGCAACCCCTTACCAAGGAACAAAGACACTCGCTGCAAATGATTATGTCATTTACAGAGAGGCTGTCGAAGCCGTTGCCGCTGTTGCTGCAAAGGATGCCGTTCCTGCGGTCGCAAAGTACACTCCGAACATGATTCTCGGAGCGGTGAAAGAGTTTACCGGCAAAGGTCTGCCGACACTTGATGCAGCTTACGAGGCTGTTGTTCTCTATGAGAGCCTCAACTTCCCATTGCTGCCTGAGTGGATGAACGGCTGCTGCCTCAAGTCTAACCCGAACATCTTGTTCATTAAACAGTAAGCACCATGCCTCCAATTAGCGTATTAACTTCTATTTTCGGCGAATTGACACGTAACGTGCAGATTCGCTTCGACACTGCCACCGAGCTTAACAAAAAGCTCTTTGACAATGTGATTGTCGAGGATTACCTCGATTGGGACGTGCCGACCATCGGACTTGACTTCGAGGAGATGATTGGCAAGTACAATATCAGTATTGCCGCTCCGACCATTGGCGAGGATGCAAAAGAGGCAATATTGGGAACTGAAGGTCTTGAGACCTTGAAGGAGACCATCCTGAATCATGCAGTAACCCTCCCGATGACCATTAAGGATTATCGTAAGGTTTTGCAGATTCTCGATTCAAAGTCTCTGCCTGACAAGGTTAAGACCGAGCAACTCATCAATATCATGTTCGGTGACGCTAAGACGGTGGTTAGCTCCGTTTACGGCAAGCTCGACATGATTTTCTTGGGCGCACTTTCCAACTTGGGTATCTTTACCCTTGACGAAAGCACCAACCCTGAGGGTGGTGCGAGAGGTTCTATCAACTTCAACCAGCCAGCCGAGAATATTGCCGCATCATCCATTCCGTGGATTTCTGACAATATCGCCACCGTTGATTGCTTTGAAGACATTCAGGGTATTGTCGATGCCGCTCAGGATAAGGTTGTATTTGAGAAGATTCTCTGCTCTCCAGCACTTATCTCATACATCTGCCGCTCGAAGAAGATCAAGCAGATGGTGTGGGGTACTGACAAGAGCAGCAGAATGGTGCAGGTGAAGGATTTGAATGCATATATGCAGGAGAACGACCTCCCAATCTTCGTGCCTATCCGCCGTCAGGTTCGCATCCAAAAAGGTAAGGAGCGCATCCCTTACAGCCCTTGGAATGCCAAAAACATGGTCTTCGTGCCAGCTGGCAAACTCGGTGTTATCAAGAACGCTTGGGCTAACAACGAGTTGAAGCCTGAACCAGGAGTCGCCTACTCCAACTACGGTCGTATCCGTGTATCGCAGTGGGGTGTCGGCGAGACACAAGGCAGCAACGGTGTAGAGTTCACAAAGGCTGAAAGCTACTCATTGCCTGTCATTACAGAGATGAATGGTATCTATACACTCAAAACCCAGCAGTAATCATGAGAAACTCTGAGGCTTTGAGGTCGTTATGCAACGCTATCGCCAACACTTTCTATCCCGATAGCGCAACCATAAACCTCGTTCTCTTTAACGAGGGAATCACTCCCGATGCGGAGGCTGCCCCGAAAGACCCTGCTATCTTTCGGGCAGCCGTCTCGCTTGTGATGGGTTATGTTGAGGGTAGCCGCAACGAGAACGGTGTGCAGACATCGGTCAATAAGGATGCGGTGGAGAAAAGCATAAGGTATTGGTGCGGCATTTACGGTCTCGATGCCGATGATGTTCTGAGTGAATATCTGAGGGTTATGGATGATGGTTCTAACAGATGGTAAGGCGATATGAGATGTAATGGATATATAAAGCGGTTCCTTTCTCAGGATAAGGCTATTGATGAGTTTGGCGAGCCAGTGGCACATCAAACCTCATGGAGTGACCCCATCCCCTGCTCCATTAAGACGAATAACGACACAAGGAAAGGAAAATATGAGGATGGCGAGTTCAGACAAGCCTCCTTTATCATCCTGATTGAGTCGGAGGGCTTTGATGCCGAGCGTGTCAAGCTCAGTCGTTTGGGTGAGGAACTGGGAGAGTATCGGATTATGTCCGTTGAGCCTCTTGTCACCGTAGGACGCACTCAGATAATGGTATAGCATGGCAAAGGTCGTTACAACACACAGCAAATACGGCGGCGTGATAGTCAGTAAGTTTGATATACGCAAACTGAACGCCTCGCTTGCCGATAAGCGTGCAGGTGTGACGAAGCACATAATAAACCAACTGAGCTATATCGGCGAGGAATGTATCAGGATAGCACGTGAAAGCGGAGACTATAATGATATTACCGGCAATCTGAGGTCATCTATCGGATACGTGATTCTCAATGATGGAAAGCCTGTTGTTCGTGGCGCAGCCAAACAATATAGCGGAAAGAAGGGAAACGGCGAGCAGGGCGCACCTGCAGCCGATGCCCTTCTGAAAAAGCTTCAGGCTGATTTCCCTTGGGGGATTGTCCTGATTGTCTGTGCCGGAATGAATTACGCCGCCTACGTTGAGAATGTGCATCATAAGGATGTCCTGACTTCTGCCGAACTGAAAGCGGAGAGCCTGATGAAAAGTCTATTAAAAGGTATTGTCAAATGAGTGTCAAAACAGAGAAACAGATTGAGCGTGACTTCTACACCCTTATCAAAGCCAGCAGGCTCGGAAAAGGTGTCAGAGGTACGGTGTACCGCTCGGAGATGCGTCCAGCCAACGCCAAGACAGAGGATGTTATCGTGAAGTTCCTTG